TGGCTGAAAAGGTAGAAACAGACTTACACAATGAGCATATTAGTAGCAGCACCAACAAGCGATAAAAAGGATTATTGTATATCCTTATATGCTCGACAAGTCCAGTCCTTTACATATCATAATTACGACAACTATCTAGTCGATACTTCAGAAGATAAGCAGCACGTTCAAAGGTTATGGAAGATAGGGTTAAACGCTGAGAGATTAGAACCCTACGGAAACCCTACTGAGTACATTACAAGAAGCCAGAACCTAATTAGAGAAAAGGTTTTAATGGATGGTTACGAATGGTTGTTTTTACTGGAAACAGACGTCTTTGTTCCGCTTAATATATTAGAGTATCTTATGTCTTTTGAGAATCCAGTACACGCCTTTTCATACTTTATAACTGACGATAAAGCAAAGGGATTATGTCTACAAGGATTAACAGAAAGTGACGACAAAAGAGGAATGAGATTAAACCCCACGACAGGAGATAGCTTGTTTAGTGGAGAAATAAAAGAGAACTCTGGTGTCGGTTATGACGTTTACGCAACAGGGATGGGATGCGTATTAATACACAGAGACGTCTTAGAAGAAATAGATTTTAGAATAGACCCTAAACACCCGAATACGTTTAGTGATTCTTATTTCTTTGAGGACGTGAAAAATCTAGGAATTAGGGCAGTATTAGACACGACAATAGTCCCTGCACATTATATGAATGATAGCTATGTAACAGACTTAAAAGTATTTCAATGAATTGGAAAGAGATTGGAATATTGGTAGAGAATAATAGCAACGATTCGGAACTAGGGAAAAGGATAAGGATTGAATACTGGAAGTATAAACATATATTAACAATACTGGAAACACAAAGAAACATTGACTAATGAACATACAAGGAATAATAGATGAATTGAGTACGATTGCAACGGCTTTTGCTTCGGTTAATAGCTTTAATTTCGGACTACTAAGTGATATAAATGCCGACCAAGAAAAGAGTTATCCAATGGTTCAGTTCAACTCAGACCTAACTTCTTCTAATATTCATACGTTTAATAATTATCTCCCTAAAGAAAAGACCTATTCTATTGATTTGATTGTGTGGGATATATACAAAATAAGTGAGAAGAAAACAAAGACATTGCAAAACAAATACTCTGATGTTGAGATAATTGCTGACCAATACATAGCAGAAGTTCTGCGTAGAACAATAGGATTAGGTGGTGCGTTTACGTTAATGAATGACACAGAATTAAGTGGAACGTATGTAAGCAATTCTCATAACGATAAACTGGTAGGGATTAAGTATAGTTTAATATTCAGGTCGAGCAATGTAGGTTGTACGCTTGGGACATTTTCTTATTAATGGACAGACTTATAAGGACTTTAATTTTAGCTTTAGCAAGTGAGCTAATAGACCAAGGACACAAGAATACTGGTTCATTGATTAATAGTTTAGAGGGAAGAATACAAGACGACCCTAACGGCTTTGATGTTAGTATCTGGGCAAACAAATATGCTCACTATTTAGACAAGGGAGTGAAAGCTAATAGGATTCCTTATTCTGGAAGAAGTGGTGGGGGAAGAAGTCAATACATACAAGCGTTAATAGCATACTTCAGACAAAAGGGAGCAGCAGACCCAAAGGCAGCAGCATTTGCAACTGCTAATAAGCACAAGAAAGAGGGGATGCCAACACGAAGAAGCTATCGTTTTTCAAGCACAGGAAAGAGAAAAGGTTTTATAAAAGAAGCCCTTAATAAAAGGGAAACAATAATCAATAAGAGGCTTACTGATTTAGCCAGTAAGAAGTTAGACAAGAAAGTAGATAAGATTTTTAAACAAATAGAATTTCACGGAGGCGGCACAGGAGTAGGTGGCGGTGGAATTTGGATATTTTAATTATGGCACTAAGTATAACGGCAAATCCAGATACAGAAACATCAGCTTACAACCCTGTAATCTGGACTATAACAAGTTCAACAAGTTCATCAGTTAGGGTGATATCAGATGTATATATTGACGGAACAAAGAGGGCAAGTATTGACAAAGACCCACGATTCGGAACAATAAACACTTTTGATTTTGATATTCAGAGTGTTTGTCAGGATTACTTAACAGAGAATCTTGAAACGATTACTGCAACTGAATTAATAGATGCGGATAAGTCAGAGGTAAAAGTATATCTTGAAATATACGACGTAACAGAATCAGGTGGAGTTCTTACAACTGCTTGGACAGAAGATGAAACAGGAGTAAATTCAGACCTAACATCTGGTTTTATATGGGCTATAAACACGGCACTTCAGCACGAAGAAACTCAGGACTTGGATGTGTTTTCAGTAGAGACATCAGATAAGAGATTCCTAACACACTCACCTAAGACATTAAGCGTTAAGAGAACAGAAACGATACAATTAAACTTCCTATCTACTGGCACAAAAAGAGGTAGGCTGAAAGGTTATGATAGTTCAGACGTACTACAAAGCAGCACAACAACAACGTCTTTTCTGCCCTCAGATAAAATAGGGATTTATACTATTGATGCAAGGCTGATAGCAACGAACATAGATTATTTTATTGTGACCTTAGAGGACACAGGGGCAGTCACTTTGTCAGAAGAAATAAGGTTTAACTTTGACGAGAGTTGCAACGATAACGCTTTAAGGTTAAAGTGGGTTAATCCTTTGGGTGGAATAGATGCTTATACCTTCAATGCTGAAAGGCGGGAAGAGCTAAGGTTTTCTTCAAGCACCTACGAAAGAGTAATTGAACAAGGATATGCAGTAAAAGATAGGGGAGATACAATACTAAAAACAACAGGCAAGGACTCTATTGAGATATTTTCTAAGGCTCTAACGAAAGCAGAATTAGTATGGCTCAGTCAAATCGGATTATCTAATAATGTATGGATAGATGAAGGAAGTAATGTTTTTGTTCCTGTGATTGTAACGTCAAGAAAGGTCAAGACCTTAAATTCATCTAACAAGATTTTCCAAGCAAACTTTAAGCTGATAAAAGCCAACGAACGAATAACACACAAAGGGTGAGGACTAAGTTAGAAATAAGAGATTCTATTAAGGGTATTCTGGGAACGATAGACATAGGCAAAGACGAGGATTTTCCTTTTACGCTTACCAAAAGATTAGCCAGTTTGAATAACATTTCTAAGCGTGGCGGTGCTTATTCAAAGACGTTTAAAGTGCCTTCTACGAAAGAAAATAACCAGTTACTACATTACCTATACTCAACCAATCAAAAGGTCGTAGATGGCTTCAGAGAACGCAAGACGGCTAACGTATTAGTAGATGACATTATAATAGAAAGAGGTTATGTAAAGATAACAGATATTGAAGTCAGAAATAAGATTGAATATTATGTAATGACTTTCTTCGGTGATAATGTTCAATGGATGACCGACCTCGCTGAAACGCAATTACCAGACTTGGACTATAACTATCCATTTGCTTCTGTTGTTTATAGTGATACAAATATTGCGAATAGTTGGTCACAAACTTTCGATAGTGGGTGGGACATTGTTTACCCTTGGGTTTGTTATGGAGAGTATGAAAATGGAACAACCCTAACGACAGAAGACTTCTTTCCTGCGTTGCGTTACAGGGCAATAATAGAAAATAGCCTTAACAAGGTAGGATACAATTTAAGTTCTACGTTTATGGACACGGCAGACTTCAAGCAGTTAATTTTTCCGTTTGTAGGTGAGAAATTTGAAGTGTCACAGGCAGTAGTAGACGACAAACTATTCAGAGCATCTTTTAGCTCATCCGGTTCAGTAACGACTTATTATTGTGACCTCGACACAAACAATTTAGGACAACAGGGATTGGTTTCTTTATTGGCTTTTGATGACGATTCTACTGGAGATAATTTCGATACTGGTGGGAATTATAACACCACTAATAATGAATATACAATCTCTAAGAAAGGAAAGTATAGGTTTAGAATTACGTTAGACCCCTACCAATCAAGCACACCGAATGTTCAGTTGGGAGTATTTTTGTATAAAAATGGCTCAGCGTTAGATACTATTTTTCCGTATTCTATTATAACAGGAAAAGAAGTAAGGGAATCAGGATATTATGAATTTAATAGTGGTGACAAAGTACAAGCAAGAATAGGTCTATTAGGTAGACCACCAGTAATAAAAGTAACAAATAGTACAGGAAATTTTGTAGACGGGGAAACTATAACTGGGGGAACAACGGGGTTTCAAGCAGAGGTGGTATTAAATGTAACTGCAAGGGATAATCTAACCCCTACGACAGACCAGATATTACGACTTAAGATTAAGCATACAGGAACACCTGACCCTGAATTTGATTGGTTCGACGTGGCGTTTGGACCAGAAACAATTACTGGTTCTATATCAGGAGTAACAGGACAAGCAGCACACTATTATTATAGTCAAAACGACCATACACCAGACCCCTTAAGTTATGACTATATAAAATTCAAACCTTTTGGTTCTTATTTCGAACTAATAGATATGAGCAAACAAATTCTCGAAGGTGAAGAATACGTGATAGCAGACGTAGTTCCTGATATTAACGTACTGGATTTGTTCGCTGATATTACTAAAATATTTAATCTATATTGGTACACCAATAACAAGACGAAAACAGTATACGTAGAGGAAAGGGATAGTTTCTTTCAAGCAATAACAACTGGTGTAGATTGGACTGATAAACTGGCTATTGACAAGGAAGAAAGGATTAAGTTTATAACCGACTATAAAAGGGATTTATTGTTTAAGTATACAGAAGATTCTAACGATAAATTTCTAGCAGAGAGGAACGAACAAAAGCTATATTCTAATAACTTATATTGCTCTTATAAGCATACGTTTCCTGACAGATTTCCAAAAGGACAAGACAATGTAGAAACAAGCGTAATAGCACCTACTTACATAATCCACGATGACCGAGCAGTAGCAAACCCAAACACAACAAACTACGGAATTACTGCAAGAATGTGGAATGAATCTACGCTAGGACACCCCCCTAAAAGTCTAGCTTTTCAACCTAGAATATTAAACTTTCAATACGGAACACAGACAATAGATGGAGATACACTTTATATTAATGTAGATGGAACAAACTATTCAAATATACCATCAGCTTTGCCGATTGAGGTATTCGGAAACTCAGTACCTTATTCATTGAGTTTTGCACAGAACGATGGATTGTTTAAGACCTATTACGATAGGACAATGACTATTATAGAAGATGGTATTCAATTACAAGCGTATTTTAATTTAAGTCCTAACGATTACCAGACTTTAGACATACGTAAACCGGTTTATATAAACAACCCAGAAGAAGTACAAGGGTATTGGATTATAGACACGATAAGCGATTATAGTCCCTTTAAGCCACTTACTAAGGTTACGTTATTAAAGTATCATAATCAAGACGACACAGAAACAAAGATAGTCGTAGATACTGACTGGAGTCCACCACCTTTTCCTGACCCTACTGGCGGTGACTTCCCACAAGAACGCAGACAAGTAGTAAGCGAAGGAACAAGCACAGACGGAACAACACCCAACGGAAGCAACCCAAATAAGATGGGAATGGTAGTCAATAACGGAACAGGCAACAAAGCTGCAAAGGGTTCAGGTTCTTTGGCACTAGGTCAGGGATGCGTAGCAAAGTATAGTAATCAAACTTTCTTAGGAAGTTACCCAGAAATAACAGACGATAAAATTGCAATAGGAGTAGGCACAGAGAACGAAAGAGTAACAGGATTAAGAGTAGATTCAGAGGGCGACTTAACTCTGTATGGTGGTGAGGTTTACATTATAAACACAAGCGGTGAAAGAGTGCCAGTTACTATTGAATCAAACGAAAAAATTAAAAAAATATATCTAAAGTAATGGCAGAAAATTTAGTAAAAGTATTAAGCGTTAAGGCAGACATAGGGGATGCTCAGCAGAAGTTGGGACAATTACAAAATAAAGTAAGAAAACTTCAACAAACAAAAAGAAATTTAAACAAAGCCGTTAAAGATGGCACGATTACTCAAAAACAATATAGTAGAGCAATATCCCAAAACACCATAAGAACCAAGAAAGCACAGATGGGAGTACGACAATACTCTAAATCTATTTTGGTTGCTAATGGAGCAATGAAAAAAACCTCTGGTTTTGTAATGGGAATCAGAAAGGCACTTACTGGAATGGCAGGTCAGTTTCTTGGAGTAATGGCAGCGTTTATGTTAGTCAAGAATGTGGTGGGAATCTTTAAAGACTTTGAACAAGCCAACGCAGACTTAGCAGCCGTTTTAGGAAAGACAAGTGACGAAATAACAGACCTTTCAGAAGATGCAAAAAGATTAGGTGCAAGTACGGCTTTTACGGCAACAGAAGTCAGTCAATTACAAAAAGAGTTTGCGAAGTTGGGATTTAGTACAAATGAAATATTAAACGCAACAGAAGCCACGCTTAACCTTGCAGCAGCGACAGGAACAGACCTAGCAAGAGCAGCCGAAGTTGCAGGTTCAACTACAAGAGCCTTTGGTTTAAGTGCTAAAGACACTAAAAGGGTCACAGACGTAATGGCTAAATCCTTTTCTTCTAGTGCTTTAGATATGGAGAAGTTTGCTACTTCAATGAGAGCAGTCGCACCAGTAGCAAAGAACGCAGGGCTTAATATAGAACAAACTACTTCAATGTTGGGCGTTTTGGTTGATAGGGGAGTAGACGCTTCTACGGCAGGGACATCATTGAGAAATGTCTTTTTAGAACTAAGTAAACAAGGATTGACGTTTGAGGAAGCAATGGAGAAAATAAATACCTCAACCGATAAGAACAAAACTGCTTTAGAGTTGTTTGGAAAGAGGGGTGCAGTAGTGGGAACTATCCTTGCTGAAACTGGCGAAGATGCAGCTATTTTAGAAGAAAAATTAAACAATGCGGGGGGTGCTGCAAAGAAAATGGCAGACACTCAGTTAGATACTTTGTCAGGTGCTTTGACATTATTAAATTCAGCTTGGGAGGGTTTTATTTTAAGTGTAGAAGATGGACAAGGAGTTATAGGTGGAACATTACGTGGTATTATAGATATAACTACGAATCTGTTATCTTTAATGACTGCAACTGATGAAGCGAAAAAATCTACTCAGGTTCTATTTAAAGAAAATACTAAAAATATTTCAAAGGCAAATGATTTAAAATCTGAGTACGAATCCCTTGCTGAAAAAACAAATTTAACCACCGAAGAAAGCAGAAGATTATCAACAATTACTGGTGAACTTTCTGATATGTTTGGAACGTCGGTTGTTAATATAGACAAAGAAACTGGTGCATTATCTTTAAATACAACAGAACTCGTTAAACAAATAGCAATAAGACAAGCCTTACAAAGTGAACAGGCGAAAGAATTACTTGCTGAAAGATTAAGATTTGAAACCCAACTATCTAGAGTTGAGATTAACAAGGAATGGTTAAATCAATTAAAACAATCTAAAGACGTTTCTTTAACTATTTTAGATGTTCTGAGGGATGAAGCAGGTGCGTTAGGAATGAGTACAACCCAAACGGGCAATCTTTCTTTTGAAGTAACAAAATTAAGTGAAGCAGAACAATTATTAGTAGAAAGAATAAGAAAGGCACAAGCAAGTATAGCAGCCGAAACAATAGTTAAACAACAATTAGCAAATGTAAACGAAACATTATTAGAAAGTGGTATTGATTTAGAAGCTATTGCCTTACAGGAAATTGAAACCTCAAATAATAAAACTGGAACAATAATAGAAAATACTGAGCAAGAGGGAAAAGCAAAAGAAAAATCTGCAAACGATTTATTAAAACTCACGGCACAATTATTAAACGAGATTGACCAGTTGGAAATAGATGCTATCCAAAATAAACAAGAAAGAGAAGAAACACAAGCACTATTTGACTTTGAAAATAAGGTAAATAAAATAGAGGGAGAAAGTGAGTTAGAAAATCAATTACGTACAACACTAGAGGAACAATTAGAATCAGACCTACAAGCAATCAGAGATAAATATTCCGACATTGAAAGTGAAAAGGAAAAGAAAGCGACAGAGGAATCATTAAAAAGACAAGAAGAATCCTTTAAGAAAAAAGAAGCACTTACTATGGGCTTTGCCAATGATGTTGGAAAGGTATTAGGTGAAGCGATTGCAGGGGGTGAAGATGCACAGAAAAACTTTGGTAGGTCACTTGCTTTGTCTGGATTGAAAACTTTAGAAAATGTTATTAATCTGGCTATTGCTGAAGCTACTGCAAGGTCGTTAGCAAGTGCAGAAAGTGTTGCCACGTTTGGTGCTGCGGGAGTAGCAAAGTCGGCACTATTGGCTGCATTAATAAAAGCAGCTTTTACGGCAGCGAAAGTAGGAATAAGTGCTAAAATGGAACAAGGTGGAGTATTACAAGGCAAGAGCCACGCAAGAGGTGGAATACCTACCATTGACGGACAATACGAGTTCGAGGGTGGAGAAGCCGTTATAAACAAGCGTAGCACGGCAAAATATGGTGCTTTGTTAAGTAGCATAAATCAAGCAGGGGGTGGAGTAGCTTTTGAGAATGGAGGAATAACAAAATTCCAACAAGGGGGAATCCCTGCGCCTATTAGTTTTCCAGAAAGTCCGACAGATATTTCTGGCACTACTGAGCAATTTGTTTCACAGATGGACACAATCAAAGTAGTTAATGTAGTGACTGATACAACCGAGCAACAGGCAAGTGTATTGAATGTAACAAACGAAGCAGAGATAGGATAAGGTCTTATGGATAGTTTATTTACTAATAAAATAGAGAAGAAAAGGAGATATAACATTTGTAAAGATTGTATGTTTTTTAGGGAGGGTTACAAGTTTCTAGGATTCACTTTAAAGGTCGAAAAGTGTGACGATTGCGGTTGTCCTATTGTCAATAAATTAACTATTAAAAGTCCGAAATGCCAACTACATTAGAAGAAAGAGCCGACTTAATAAGTGACGAAGAAAAGAGGGAAATACTACACTCTTATAAAAAGGTAAGCGGTAAAATGTATGCTGATAGGACAGAACTAGAAACCTTATTTAATAAGTTTGACAAATACATAGAACCCTATCCACTTAAAAATATGTCCTGTAATGATTGTAGGGTAATGATAATAAGATTCTGGAAACGAGCAATAAAATTATGGAGGTAACATATATGGACTTAATAAAAGAATACGCAAAACAATTTGAAGATAATATTTCAGAGAAAGTTATTTATCAAATGGCAAAGGATAATCTAATCGACAGAAAAGCTATAAGGAACAGGGCTATAAATAAAGACTACGATACAATGGTTATAAGTGGGCAAATGAGTATGACTGATATATATGACGACCTTTGCTTTAAGTACAACCTATCCTTTAGAATGATACACGAAATAGTCACTAAAAAATAATTTGCATAGAAGTTGCAAGAGATTGCAAATTCCTTAAAGTATTTTTGTCCTATGCGACATTTTGAGATTAAAGCATCTTCAGACCTCACAGAAATAGACATCTTCGGACAGATTGGGGATTCGTTCTTTGACGAGGGAAACACCTTAGAATCAGTTAAGACGGAACTAGGAAACACACAAACAGAACTTGTAGTAAATATAGCTTCTTTGGGTGGTAGTGCTTTTGAGGGTCTTGCTATCCACGATTTAATTGCTTCACACCCTTTTAATACTAAGGTCAATATAATAGGAGCAACGGCTTCAGCAGGGGCAGTTATATCAATGGCAGGGGATGAAGTAGAGATTAGCGAAAATTCGCTTTTTTTGATACATAATTCTCATACTCTAGCACAGGGAAGTGCAGAAGATTTTGATAGTGTTGCAGACGATATGCGTAAGATAGACAACCGAATGGTATCTATTTTTACTAAAAAGACAGGACAAAGCGAAGAAACAATCCGAGATATAATGAACGAGGATAAATTTCTAAGCCCTGAAGAAGCAAAGGAACTGGGTTTTGTAACTAGCATAAAAGCACCAGTGAAGATTGCTGCAAAGATTAATAAAGAAAAGATAATTAATAGTTTTTTAACAAACAACCAAAAAGAACAAATACTAAACGATATGGACTTAAACCCATTAACAACCCAGTTGAAAGACCTTACGGAAAAGGTTACCAACTTTATATCTGCAAACAAAGAAGTAAAGATTGCAGACGAAAACGAAATAACAAACGAAATTTCTGAGATAGCTACAACGCTTGACACTCTAGGAACAGAGAATAAGGAATTAGCGGAAACATTGACTTCACTAAACGGAGAAAAAGAAACTCTAGTAGAAGCCAACAAAATATTGTCAGAGGAACTTTCTAAGTACAAAGCAACACCAGTCGAAGTAGCACCAAAAGTGGACACAGAGCCAACAGAGGAAGTTGAAAATACTGAGGGTGTATTTGGAAACACTTTAAAGACGATAATTTCAGCAAGATTAAAAGGATATTAATTAATAATAAAAAAATAAAATGGCAAATTCAGTAACAACCAGTTTTTCTCACACCTATAACGGAAGGGAATTTCTAACCGAACTTTTCTACAAGCCACAAGAGGGTGGACAAGATGTATTCGGTATTTATAAAGTGATGCAAGTAGTAGACAAAACTAACTTGTACATACCGGGCAACCTTAGTAAGATTCTACGCAAGTACACTACTTGTGGATTCTCTCAGCAGGGTTCGTTATCAATTTCAGACAGAACAATTTCTACTGCAAAAGTAAAGAGTAACCTAGAAGAGTGTGAAGACGCATTTGATGGAACTATCTTTGAGGAAGCAATTAAGTTAGGAGTTGAGATTGACGACTTACAAGGAACGATAGTAGAGGACATTTTAAGGGCTTCTTTAATGAAAGGTCTTGAAAGCGACATTCCTAGAATTTGTTGGTTTGCAGATGCGGGTTCCGGTTCTTCTGACTACGACCAATTTGACGGATGGGTACATTTGATTGGAGACGTTTCAGGACAAGTTGGTCAGTATTTAGATATGAATACAGATTCAAACATTGAGGTAGCCGGTGCAATGGTTGCTGATGGTGCAATTACACTTTTCCGTAGTATGTACGAAAATCAATCTAAGACGTTAAGAGCAGTTGATAGAAGTGAGAAGAAATTTTATGTTACTTCTTCCATAATGGACAACTATCTTACTACGTTAGAAGACACCCAAAACGAAAAGGGACAACTAAACCTAGAAGATGGTAGTACAATTGTTAAGTTTAGAGGAATTGAAGTAGTAGAGGTTAAAGGGTGGGACACCCACTTAGCAGACGTAGATAACCCACAAGCATCGGGAGTTGGTGTTAATATGTGTGTATTCACTACACCATCTAACCTGATTGTTGGTGCTGATGTTTTAAGCCCATCTAACGAGGTTAAGACTTGGTATTCTGACGATGACGAAGTAATCCGAATGAAAGTGAAATTCAAGTTAGGTGCGCAAATCTTGCATCCAGAGTTAATCAGTTTCGCATACTAATTTTTAAAACTAAGTAATAATGGGAATTTCAAATGATTTAATTCTAGCTTGTAACGAGCAAAATAGGGCAGCTTTAGCGAGAATTTTCCTCATTGAAACTTGCAACATTACTTCTTTTACGGCAGGGAGTTTACAAGACTTCACGGCAGTAACAACAGGAGTAGGTGACAAGTGGTATGAGTACGAGGGAGAATTTAAGACTAAAAGTTTTAACTCTGAAGGCACTAACGAAAACGGCACGGCTACTTTCACAAACTCGGTTGAGTTTAAAGTACGTGGAGTAGACAAAACCAAAGGTAAGAGATTACAAGAACTGGTTGATGCTAGAGAGATTACGGCAGTAATTGAGGGAACAAACTCTACAGGAACGTATCTTAGAGGATTTGTTGTCGGTTGGGATAACATTATCGGGAAGGAAGCTAGTTGTATAGCTAATGTCAATACAACGATTGAGGGCGAACTTTCTGGTGCTAATGAATACACCATCACCCTAACGGCAGAACACGCTGAAATAGTACGAGAATACGTCGGTACTATTGAGAGCAATGCTTCTGGGACTGTGGACTTTGGTTCGTAGATTTATTTTAACTAACTTTGAAGGGTGGATGGTGGATGCTATTCACCCTTTTTTATTTAATTATGAAGTATAAAGTAAAAGACAAGTATTTAGAATGTGCTATCAGCGATTCAAATGGTCAGCACATTTTATCAAAGGCAACACAAACCGAACTTAAAAAACTATACGAAGGTGGACATAAAGACAAAATCCAACGGACAGAGGAAAAGTCCAAGAAATAGGATTCTTGCTAGTGTCACAGGAGTACAGACGCCAAATGTTACCAGAGAGAACATAAACCAGACAAATACTAGGTCTAAGTGGATTCCTTTCTTTGAGGGTTCAAAGAATGTTTGGATTAACGACTTAGCTTTAAGGAAACGACGTTCTTCTACTAATGGTGCAGTACTGGAAAGTAAGGTTGTTTATTCAGTAGGTAGTAAATTACTTTACTCTGAGGACTTAACAGACCCGCAAATTGAGTATGCTGAAGCCATAAACTCAAACGATGAAACCTTGTACGAGGTTTACAAGAAAGTTCAGAGTGATTACATAGTATTCGGGAACGCTTATATAGAAGTCGTAAGAGAGGGTGACAGGGTTAATCTATTCCACAGGGACGCTACGACTATACGACTTTCACAGGATGGAGAGAGGGCTTATATTTCTAACTTCTGGAGGGACATAGGAACAGACACAACCTATCCTAATAAGCAATTTCCTATAAGTGAGATTGATTTAACTGGAACAGAAAGTAATTACTTAATACACGTTAAGAACTACGAACCAGAATATCAGACTTACGGAGTGCCAGACTATTCAGGTGCTTTAAAAGATGCAGACATAGAGTATAAGATTTCCACGTTTAATCTTGACAAGCTAGACAATGGCTTTTTTCCTAGCGTTTTACTTCAGCTTTTTGGTGAGCCGCCAGACGGCAAAGACCCAGAACAATACATAAGGGACATAGTTAATAAGTACACAGGCGAAGGTAATTCAAGAAAGGTAGTGGCTGAACTCTTAGACGACAAAGAACAGGCAGCTAATATACACGAATTTACCACCCCACAAACAGGAGAGTTTTTACAACTTAAACAACTAGCAAAAGAAGGAATTATAGAGGGTCACAGATGGCACTCAGCTTTAATGATGCAAGTAACAGGAAAGTTGGCAAACTCTAGCGATATAAGGACTGCTTTCGAAATGGTAAACAATTCAGTAATCCCTGCTTACAGAAAACCTATTTTAACGGCTTTTGAGGGCGTTTTAGTCGATACTATACTAGGAGGTCTAAAGATAAGAATAATGCCTATACGACCCGTATCTAGTGCTGATAGGGTTACTTTAACAGATGTTTGGACTATTAATGAACTAAGGGAAGAAACAGGCAAAGAACCTATCGAAGATTTGGAAGGTGAGTTTGTAAAGAAAGAAACAAAAGAAAATGGCGTTTAATACTAAGGTAGTTTTAACTTCAGATATAGTCACAGAATGTGTGCCAGATGCTTCATTTGACGAGGAAGTATT